ACTACATAGTAGGTGCAGGCCCAGCAGAGGAACCATGCTTATGCCCGTTATAGATTGTACGCATGGCCTGCATGGAACCGGTTGAATCAGCAACCGATGTACTCGATGACAATGCACCCTCGACCGCGGTTATACCCGCGACACTCACATTGCCTTCAATAGAGACATTACCCGTGATGGTTGTATCAGGTGCATCAATTATCACAGACGTTGCGCTTTTAATTTCTATTTTGTTACCACGCTTAAGATGAATCACATCACCTTCATCAGAATAAAGCGCAACCTCACCTTCCCCCAGTTTTTTTAAACGATAGCGCGAATCATCCACCGCTATCACTAAGCCATGATCACGATTGCCACCCACAAAAATAACCGCGCATTCACTTTGTGGTTTGGGGTGCGAGGTAAACCCATACTGCTGAATGTGATTGATGTTGTCCCGTACTTCATCTTTACCCAGTTTAATTTGTAGCTTTTGAATCGATTGACTGTCATTTACCGCCGTAATGGTGGCGGGCGCAATCATCAACATCACGCGACGTTGCAATGGCTCCAGCATTTTTTTAATCACATTAAGCATTTTATTTTCCTTATGCCAGTAAGTTCCATGGATCAGTGCTAGCCGGTATTTCAGGTTTAGGCTCAAACGCATCGGGTCGCATTAATGTTAATTGCGTCGTGGTGCCTGTCTGGTTATTTTTTGAAAATGTGACACCGGTAATTAACAAATCACCCTCAACCGAAAGCCCGTTACTTTTAACCGGCACCAACGTATTCACCGACCACAGCTCACCATTAACTTGCGTCCAGCCGGGTGTGGTGATTTGGTAGGTGCCCGAGCGCCCGGCTCGAACCACCGCCTCCCATTGCGCACGGGTTTGTGCCTGCGCGGTTGAACCCGCCGCTTCAGCTTTTATTATTTTGGGTCGGTAACGTAAGACGTTTTTATCTTTAGCTTCACCTTCTATCGCATTGGCCAATTCAGCGGGCAGATCATCCGACCATGGGGCGGTAGCTTGCACTTTGTATAAACTAAATCGGTCACTGTGATTAAACTCGGCACTGGCCGAGAGTATGTTCTCTCCCTGAATTAATGCGGTGGCGGCACGATTGTTCTCTTTATTATCTGCGCCCTGCATAATCACCACATCACCCAAACCATTAGACACAACTAGTACTCCACGCAAACGCATGGCTCGTTCAATCGCTTCCCAAACCGATTCTCCCGGCTGAGTGGAAAACACCTCTATCGGTGCGCCGACATCGGTTTCAACCTTTACCGCAATCCCAAAAGGTTTACACAAGATCGAAACAATACGATCGAGTGTTAATTGCTTAAACTCCCCCGGTGTATTGAAAATTGAACAGTCGACCAGGTCTGCTGCTTTATCTCTTCCCGTAATACTTAAACCGTGCTGGCTTGAATCAAACGAAGGGCTGACTTTATCAACGTAACCGGTAATGATGCGCTGATCATCCAACTCTATGGCACAGGCATCACCGGGATAAATAGGTATTGATAAAATGAATTCAGATTTTGCATTACGGCTCGCATTATCTGAAACACTTAACGAAAACCCCGCCGACACCGCTTGCAAATTTTTAGTGATCTGCACGGTTTTCCAGCCAGCGTATTTCTGACCATTAACGAACAAAACAACACTCGACATCGTTATGAACCCACTAAAATTTCAAGTGACTGTTCGGCAGATACAAACCCCGGATGCGCTATTTTATTTTTATTGCGATTGATAATGTCCGGCTCCCGTGTTGCATCACCATACACATCATAAGCAATGACAAGGGCGGGCAAGGTTTGTATCGGTACGTATTCAACGATTCGGGGCAACGATTGATCAGGAGAGGGCACCGCCTGACTAAACACACTGCGCAATGCCTGCAGGGTTAAAAACACATCATCAGCCGCCTCCAGTTCTAACGTATCAACGCGTTCTAACAATTGAACGCGCACTGAAATAGCATCGTCAAAACTATCAAACGCAACACCACTGGACAGGCGTAGCGTTTCAACTAAGGCCATGCCCTGCACCAGTTGATTGAGTGCGCGTTGATTGTTTTGTGCCTGTTTGCGTGAGGGGGTAATCACCGGTGCCGTGTCATTAGCTATAAATTGAGTTGCTAAACCCTGCAATGCATCAATAGATTCAGGGGATCGGGCTAATGAACCGCTTAAGGCACCCAACGTTTGTTTAAAGCGGTTCGACATACGCCCCGGCGTGGCCATGAGGTTATCAATTGCACTTTTAAAATCATTCAGGCTTTGCTGTACATCGGCAATCGGATTAAGAATACTGTCCGCCAGGGTTTGCATTTGTGTGATGGACGCATCCATGAATGTTACGGCCTGATCTAATACAAACTGGGGTTGTTGCAGTACGCTGAACTGTTCCGCAAATGATGTTTCCATTACATTGAGAACTGCATCTGCCTGCACTTCAACCGCCGCCGGCAAATCTATTGTCGCCGTTGGAAATTGTGGTTGGCCGGCTTCGTTAAAGGTGAGCGAGAAACGCGCCACCCCACCCTCATTTATCGCCTCACGAATGCGCACCGATGTACAAAGCACCTGACGTGAACCATAGTAGGGATGAACCAGCTCCCCCGGCCCTGCACTTTCACAGGCATCGAGTAGGGCATTTTTTTGGGCGAGGTAATCTGCGCCCAACACAAAGGCCTCCAGGGTAAAGCTTCGTGCCTGTCGTCCTAAATCTTCACCAAAGGGTACATCGCGTTGTGGGTACTCATGTTCAACAACACGTCGACCACTTTGTAAATCTGATGTGTTGACCTTGAACGATACGCCCTTAAAACTCGCCGGTTGTAATTCATCACGCCATGCCATAGTTTTCTCCTTAAGGGGTGATCATTGAAAAACCTAAATCTAAATTCACGTCCGTGTTGTTATCAGAAAGGGAGTCGACCCGTGTGCCTTTGGGGGCATTTTCAAATTGCACTTTGATAGTGGATTCACTGCGTTGTTGTGATGTATTGAGTTGATTGCCAATCTGGTTGGCATTGAAGTTGGGAGTAATACTGGCGTCTAAACCCAGCTGCTCTTTTACAAAGTCCGGTAAAATATCCGTAATGGATAAGAGCTTATCCTTGAGGGTTTTAATGCCGTTATCAAACAACTGGGCAACGCCATCCCAGAGCCCCTTAAAAAAACCTTTGATGTTTTCAACACTGGTAAAAAATGTGCCGGTTACATCCAACCAGATTGATTTAAAAAAAGCTTTAATCGGTTCCCAGTTTTTAATAATTAAAAATACCGCTGCTGCAATCGCGGCAATGGCAGCCAGTATCCAGCCCACGGGTGTGGCGAGAATGGCTAACCCTAATGCCTTTATCACTAACACCGCTGACCACAGCGCACTGACCAGTGAACCGCCAATGATCACCGCGAGTGCGCCGAGCACCGCATTCATCAACCCGACGTTTTGACTTAACCAGCGCCCAAAGGTAATGATGGGTTTAATTGCATCCAACATTTGCCTAAAACCCTGCCATATTTTTTGTAAGCGTTGTGGCAGATTTTGTGCGAAGCCTTTTGCCCATTGCTCTATTTGGGGGCGCATCTTAACAATGAGGCTGGTCAGGCGACCAATTAACACATTAAACACGGGTAGCACTTTACTCACTATCACATTACGCACCCCGGCAAACGCTTCACTTAACTGAAACATTTGATCTTTATAATCCGCTGCGGATTTTATACCGGCGTTATCAATTAACCCTAAGCGACGTTTTTCTTCACGCTGATGGGCAATGGCTTTTGCACCAGCGTTCATAATATTCGTGAGCGGTAAACCTGCGCGTGAAAAAGCCGCTGAAGTTAACGCGGCTTTTTTGGATTCATCTGTAATTTTACCGACGGCATTGATATAAAGGTTAAAGGCCGCTTCAACCGAACTGGCACTTTTGAGTTGCTCTAATAACGCAGGCGAGACTTTTTTAAGCAGCGTTGTGAGCCCACCGGTGCCGGCTTTCGCCTCCCCTAATCGTTTACCAAATGCGGATAACGAATTATTAAATAAATCCTGTGAAACGCCATTGAGTTCGGCAACATGCTGCCATTCCTGTAATGCCTGACTACCAAATCCTAATCGCCGTGCGGTTTTATCAATTTTATCCCCGGCGGTGGCAAAGCTATTAATCAATGCGATGCCTGCACCGGCGGCAACCCCGGTTATCAGCCCAAGTTTTTTAAGCACCCCGCCAATACTGCTGGCGACATTACCCGCGTGGGTGCGAGCGCTTTTTAAAGAGCGAATAAATTTATCTAGGCCCGCGGCTTTGTTAAGGTTTCTAAGGGAGCGATTAACGATGCGAATGGGACGGGAGAGCTTTTGGATGCTGCGATTGATCTTTTGCATCGGTGCGGTGATCTTATCAATAGCCGATACAATGACCGCCAGAACCGGACGCTTCGCCATAGGCATTACCTTCGTTTTATTTATTTAGGATTATTGATTGTGTTTAGATATTTCGCTCAGACGTTCCATCCAGAATTGAACATCCTCAACGTCCATGTTCCAGCAATGGGGTGGCTGAATATGAAAGTGATAAGCAAACAGTCCTATTGCCTGCCGCCAGTCTACTGGCCAGTGTCGATAAAATTTCCAACAACGGTTAACACCTCGGTCATATCTTTCATGGACAGCTCATCAATCACTGACGGCGGTTGCCCTGCGAGCTTTGCGGCTAAATCAAGTAAGTCACCCGTGTCAGGTTCCAACGGCATACTGCGCAGATGTTTGGCTTTGGGTTGTTTGATTTCTAAAACGGTTATGGTTTCAGACCCATGCTCAACCGGTTCACTTAAGGGGATGATCTTAATTTTATCTTTTGCCATTATCGAATTTCCTCACCATTAGCCGCTTCAAATTTAACAGTTATGTTGGCCTCTTCACTGGAGACATTTCCGTCCCCCGCATACCAGGCATTTCTTAACAGGAACACTTTTCCATTGGCTAACTCCAACGTGGCCGTTACGCCATCAAGAGTGACCAGTTGCTTTAAATCCAGCTCAGGGTGATCGGTAATCTCCCCTTCAATGA